ACGTAGCCAATGGTGGTGGTAAGAAGGATGACGACTCCAACATACTAGCAACCGCCCGCAGCCGCTTGGATATGGCAATATCGGCGCTGTCTGAGTCCCGCGAGGATGAGATTGACGATCTGAAGTTTTACGCTGGGTCACCTGACAACCACTGGCAATGGCCTGCTGATGTGCTGGCAACCCGTGGCGCGGTGCAGGGTCAGACCATCAACGCACGCCCGTGCCTTACCATCAACAAACTGCCGCAGCACGTACGGCAAGTAACTAATGACCAACGACAAAACCGCCCAACAGGCAAAGTTATTCCAGCCGACGACAAGGCCGATATTGACGTTGCCGAAGTCTTCAACGGCATGGTCAGACATATTGAATACATCTCGGATGCAGATGTCGCTTACGACACCGCCTGCGAAAACCAAGTCTCCTACGGAGAAGGCTACATCCGAATCCTGACCGAATATTGCGACGACAATACTTTTGACCAAGACATCAAAATTGGCCGGGTTCGCAATTCATTCTCGGTTTACATGGATCCAACCATCCAAGACCCCTGCGGCGCGGACGCTAAATGGTGTTTTGTGACCGAGGACATCTCTAAAGCTGATTACCAGCGGATGTATCCAGACTCAGCGCCTATTACCACCCTGCAAACGCTCGGTGTGGGCGATCAAAACCTGTCTCAATGGCTCAATGAGGACACGATCCGCGTTGCAGACTACTATTACGTTGATTACGACAAGGCAACGTTGAATTTGTACCCTGGCAACGCCACGGCGTTTGAGGGAACGCCCGAAGACAAGCAATTGCGGGCCATGTATGGCAAGCCCAAGAAGACTAGGCAGTCTGATCGGCCACGGATCAAGTATTGCAAGATAAACGGCTACGAAATCTTGGAAGAACGCGAGTGGGCGGGCAAATACATCCCGATTGTTCGCATTGTGGGCAATGAATTTGAGGTTGACGGTCGTTTGTATGTGTCTGGGTTGGTGCGAAACGCCAAGGATGCCCAGCGGATGTACAACTATTGGGTGTCCCAAGAGGCAGAGATGCTGGCCTTGGCACCCAAAGCGCCATTTATCGGCTACGGCGGTCAGTTTGAGGGTTACGAAAACCAATGGAAGACCGCTAACACAACCAACTGGCCGTATTTGGAGGTTAACCCTGACGTTACAGACGGTGCGGGCGCTACGCTGCCACTACCCCAGCGGGCGCAGCCGCCAATGGCCTCCAGCGGGCTGTTGCAAGCCAAGGCAGGCGCTTCTGAAGACATCAAGGCATCCACCGGCCAATATAACGCATCTTTGGGCATGACATCCAACGAGCGCTCAGGAAAAGCCATTCTGGCCCGCCAGCGCGAGGGTGATGTTGGCACATACCACTTTGGTGACAACTTGGCTCGTGGCGTGCGGTATCTGACCCGCCAATTGATTGACCTAATCCCCAAAATCTACGACACGCAGCGCATTGCCCGCATCATTGGTGAAGATGGCGAGACCAGCATGGTCAAGATTGACCCAATGCAGGCCGAGCCGGTCAAGAAGATCGTGGATCAGCAAGGCATTGTGATCGACAAGATTTACAACCCTGGCGTGGGCAAGTACGACGTGGTGGCGACCACCGGCCCAGGGTACGCAACTAAGCGCCAAGAGGCGCTGGAGGCTATGGGCCAACTGTTGCAAGGCAACCCGCAACTATGGCAAGTGGCCGGTGACCTGTTTGTTAAGAACATGGATTGGCCTGGTGCCCAAGAGATGGCAAAGCGCTTTGCCAAGACCATTGACCCTAAACTCATGCAAGACGGCGACAAGCCGCCCGAGTTGCAGGCCGCAGAGCAGCAAATACAGGCAATGGGCCAAGAGATGGAGCAGATGCACCAGATGATTCAAAACGTCGGCAAGTCCATTGAAATGCAAGAACAACGGCGCAAGGATTACGAAGCTGAGATTAAGGCTTACCAAGCCGAAACACAGCGCATCACCGCTACGCAAGCGGGTATGAACGAGCAGCAGATTCAAGACATTGCTATGGGTGTAGTGGCGGCTGCAATGGAGTCTAACGGTCAAATTGGCGGTATTCCTGAGATGCCAGAGCAGCAGATGGACGTTGGTATGGAGGGTATGCCTGAAATGCCACAGCCTATGCCACCGATGGAGCAGCCACAATGACCGCCGCGCAACTAATGGGGCTACTGTTCTTGGGCCGTAATGTGGCCCACAGCGTCCACTTGAACACCCGCAGCTACTCCAAGCACGTTGCGCTCAATATCTTTTATGAGCGCATTATTGGCGTTGCGGACGACTTTGCCGAAGCCTACCAAGGCCGTCATGGTTTAATTGGCCCTATTGCCATCCCAGCGGCTAAGAAGACCACAAACATCATTGAGTTCTTGCAGGCCCAGCTTGATGAGATTGAAAAAGGCCGCTACGAAGTCTGCGACAAAGATGACTCTACGTTGCAGCAACTCATAGATAACATCGTTGAGGTTTATCTGCGTACTCTGTATAAACTGCGCTTTTTAGCATAAGGAGAATATTTTGGAACTTTTAAACCCATTAGCGGACACCAATTTTCCGGCCAAATCCATTACTTACACTGGCACTGCTGGCGTAACTGGTGCATGGCCTGCTGGCGCTCAAGGTGTGGTGGTTTGGTCTGACCAGGCTTGCTATGTGCTGGTTGGCGAAAGTGTTACGGCCACAACATCCAGTACGCCAATACCGCCGTTCACACCAATCCCATTTAAAGTGCCCACTAGCGTTAGCGGCCAATGGCGTGTAAGCGCAATTCAAGTGTCCACGGGCGGCACAATTTATTGCAAACCAATTAACATCCAATGAGTTTCTTTGGAATTCCCATCCGCAACGGGGTCTCAATTGGCCTTGGAAGCATTGTTTCGCTTTTGTCGGGATATGCTACTGCGACTGTGCAGAATAATCTTCTTACCGAGTCCTCCAACAACCTCGTGCAAGAGGACGGTGGATTGCTTCTTTTGGAGTCCTAATATGGCCGTATTTCTCTCCCCTGTGGGCGGTGCTGCGGCCCAGTTCTTTACCAACAGCGGTGTTATTTTGTCCGGCGGTAAGCTGTACACCTACGCCGCAGGCACTACAACGCCAGCAGCTACTTTTACCAGTTCGTCGGGAAATACTAACCACACCAACCCAATTATTTTGGATTCGGCTGGGCGTGTACCTGGCGGTGAAATCTGGTTAAGCGCGTTGCCGTACAAATTTTTGATTAAAGATAGCAACGATGTTTTAATTGGCACCTATGACAACATAAGCGGAGTTGGGGCTGCAAGTTACCAAGTAGACAATTTTACTGGCACAGGGGCACAGACGGTATTTACATTAAGCGCGGCTTCGTCGGGGGAAAACTTTACGTTTGTTTACATCAATGGTGTGTATCAAAATAAAAACACATATACCGTGTCAGGTGTAACACTTACATTTTCACAAGCACCACCTCTTACTTCACTCATTGAAGTGATGTTTAACTGATTGGATTAATCATGGCAGACAGCAAAATCTCAGCACTCCCCGCTTCTACAACCCCGTTAGCGGGTACGGAAGTATTGCCCATTGTCCAAAGCAGCACAACCAAACAGGTGTCTGTTGCCAATTTGACTGCTGGCCGTGCAATTAGCGCAACTCAAATTACTTTGACCGCAGGAAATGTAATCCCTGCAAGCGGTTTTGGAATTGACTTTTCGGCCACCGCTGGTTCAGGATCAAGCGAGTTGCTAGACGACTATGAAGAAGGGACTTGGACGCCAACAATTATTGGTTTAACAACAGCTGGAACTGGGACATACTCCGCGCAAATTGCCTACTACACAAAAACAGGAAGACAAGTTACTGTTTACGGGCGTGTTGGAATTACAAATCACACCGGAACTGGGAATATGGCAATAGGAAATCTACCATATCCGCTAGAATTATCGTATGCCTCAGGTTCAATTGTTGGAATAAATTTAACAGTTAATGCAACTAGCTATCCAGTTATATTAATGGTTGGATTAAACAGTACCATAATATATGTTGAGCAAGTTGCAATTGCAACGGGAACAAGTGCGTCCATACCAATGGATACATCTTGCGATTTGTATTTTTCAATTACATATTTTGCAGCATCATAAGGAGTAATTATGTCGTTAACCAAAGCTACGTACTCAATGATTAGTGGTGCGCCATCTAATGTGCTTGACTTTGGCGCTGTTGGTGATGGCGTTACGGATGACACTGCTGCTGTTCAATTGGCTGTTGATGCGGCAGACAGTGTGTATTTCCCCGCAGGCACTTATCTGTGCGACACTATCACATTGCACGACGGTTCATATTTGTACGGCGATGGTGCGGCATCAATCATCAAACAAAACACAGTCGCGACCAGTTATGGAGTGCTATACGCTAACTCTGGAACGTCTAGCGATTACGTAAGAAATTTGCGAATTGACAGTCTTCAAATTCTTGGACAAGTAGCAACGCAAGGTTTTAGCCAGTTTTCTCATTTGATTTCTTTGAATGGCGTTCGTTACGTAGAAATCAGTAACTGCACCATCAAAGGATTTCGTGGTGACGGCATTTATTTAGGCTCTGGCGTTGTTGGCGGTGATGAGCGACACAACCGTAATGTAACCATCCGTAACTGCATTGTTGACGGCGTAAATAACGACAATAGAAACGGCATTAGCGTTGTTGATGGCGATGAGGTGCTAATTCAAGGAAACACACTTATCAACTGTACCCGCAGCAATATGCCGGGTTGTATTGATGTTGAGCCTGATGGTTCTATATTTCATATTGTCCGAAACATTCGCGTTATTGACAACTATTTTGAAAACTGTCAAGGCAATGTTGGATTTATCGGCATATTGTTAGCCGCTGCAACTTTTACCAATCAGCCAAGAAACTTTGTTGTGGCAAACAATGTGTTCCAAGGTGACAGTGTTGGCGTGACATTTACAAACGCAAATACTGGTTACCCTGAACCTTTCAGATTGGTTATTGCTAACAATAGCGGATTAGTAGACCGGTTTGTAAATTTTACATCGTTTGTGTATGGTGTAAGCATTACTGGAAACTCTATTCAACAGAATCGGGAATCTTTGCTGGGCTTTTCAGCAACAGACTTATGCACTAATGTTTCAATTACTGGAAACAATTTTGTCGGGGGTGGAACAACTCAATGTTTTACCGCTCGATCTGCAACAGCTTTAAATATTGTCAACAACACGTTTAACGGGTTTTTTGACAACACAATTGTTCTTGGTGCTTCAGGCTCAACGGTTCAAAAAGTCATAATTTCCAACAACTATTTTGCTGCATCCAGTGGAGCAAAAAATTCTGTTTACGAAAATGGTGGAACGGTTGATGGTAAAACTTGTTGTTTTTACGGAAACACGGGCGATTCGTCGCATAATTTTACGGCTTGGAGGAACGACAATTGCGGAACAGTTACAAACGGCCTAACCGCAACAAGTTTTAACTCTGCTACGTTGCCAGATTCGTTTCCTGAAGGCATATGCATTGCTATCATAAATGGAGATACTGGCGTACCTAACACTGGTGGTTATCAAGGTACTTTGACAAACTACAAATTGTCATCAGTATCTGGTTTGGCAAAAGCCACATATCAAAACTATTACCCTGCTAACAATACAACAAATTTGGGTAGCTTTTATTTACGCAAACGCAACAATGCTGCAAATACTTGGACAGCTTGGTATGAGGTAATTGGGGTTTAAAAATAGCTAAAAAAAGTTGTTTTTTATTTTTGTTTTTTAATTTGATTGGAGTATCAAAATGGCACTTGAAAAAGCACAAATTGTTGACCGCATCGAAGTTTTTGAAACTGGTGTTGTACAAGTACGAACTGCCACCCGGATTATGGAGGACGGCAAGCAGATCAGCAGCACGTTCCACCGTCACGCTGTCGCCCCCGGCGATGACTACAACGGTGAGGATGACCGTGTAAAGGCCATTTGCAAAGCAATTCACACAGCGCCAGTTATGGCAGCGTATAAAGCGGCTTAAATTCCAGCATAATGCTGACAAAACGTACTGGTGCGTTCACCAGGGATTCTTTGGAATCGAAAAATGTCAGAAGAAAACCTAGCGGTAGTAGAACCCGCGCCGGAACAGGTAGCAACGGCTGCACCTGAACCTGAAGTTAAAGCGCCGGAAGCAGAAGCACCCAAGACCTTCTCGCAAGAGGAACTTGATGCAGCTATTGGAAAACGCCTCGCAAGAGAGCAACGAAAGTGGGAACGGGAACAAGCACAGAGGACTGCGGAAACGCAAACCTTGAGGGCTCCGGCAGCACAGTCTGTCGATCAGTTTGAAACGCCAGAGGCTTACGCCGATGCGTTGGCCTATCAAAAGGCCGAGCAACTGATCGCGCAGCGCGAAGCGGCCAAGCAGCACTCGCAAGTTCTTGAGAGTTATCACGATCTGGAAGAGGAAGCCCGCGCTAAGTACGATGACTTTGAACAAGTCGCGTACAACCCCAAGCTGCCAATTACTGATGTGATGGCCGATACGATTCGGTCTTCGGATGTTGGGCCTGAGTTAGCTTACTACCTCGGAACTAACCCCAAAGACGCAGAGCGTATATCTCGCCTAGCCCCGCTTGCACAGGCAAAGGAAATTGGGAAGATTGAAGCCAAATTGGCGTCTGATCCTCCCATGAAACGTACTACATCAGCGCCAGCGCCGATTTCGCCTGTTACTGCCCGATCCACTGGATCACCGGCTTATGACACTACAGACCCCAGGTCAGATAAGACCATGACGGCCTCGCAGTGGATTGAAGCCGAACGGGTACGACAACGGAAAAAGTGGGAAGCGCAAAACCGCTAACTTTTTTTAAGGACTTTTTTCATGGCTAATAGTATCCTAACCATTGACATGATTACCCGGAAGGCGCTCGAAATCCTCGAGAACAACCTGGTACTCACCCGTAACGTAAACCGTCAGTACGACGACAGCTTCGCTGTTGAAGGTGCCAAGATCGGTTCTACTCTGCGTATCCGCCTCCCTGACCGCGCTTTGGTCACTGACGGTGCCGCCCTGCAAGTTCAGGACGACAACGAACAGTACACCACTTTGTCTGTCGCTTCGCAAAAGCATATCGGCGTGAACTTCACTTCTGCCGAATTGACCATGCAGTTGGACGACTTTGCAGAGCGTGTGTTAAAGCCTCGTATCAGCCAGTTGGCATCCAGCATTGATGCTGATGTCGCCAATGCGTACAAAACCATCGGTAACACTGTCGGCACCCCCGGCACGACCCCTTCGACTTCTTTGGTGCTGTTGCAAGCCCAGCAGAAGCTGAACGAGAACGCCGCTGTAATGTCGCCTCGCTATGCAACGGTTAACCCCGCTGCAAACGCTGGTTTGGTTGAAGGCATGAAAGGCTTGTTCAATCCCACCGACACCATCAGCAAGCAGTTTAAGAACGGCATGATGGGCACTGGCGTGTTGGGCTTTGATGAAGTCAATATGTCTCAGTCGATCAAGCAGCACACTACTGGTTCGCGTGACGCTACTGCCGCTACGATTGTTGCCGCTTCGGTGACTTCGGAAGGGTCTTCCACTCTGAGCCTGTCGCAAGCCTCTGTAACCACGACCATCAAGGCTGGCGATGTGTTTACTTGCGGTAGCGTCTTTGCTGTGAATCCGCAAACCCGTGAAACCACTGGTTCGTTGTTCCAGTTTGTGGCTCTGGCTGATGCAACCGCTGTGTCTGGCACTTGGACTGTGACTGTGGCTCCCATGTACTCCGCTGCTCACGCACTGGCTACCATGACTGCCCTGCCGCTGATTAGCGCTGTTGTGACTTTTGTGGGCACCGCTTCTACTGCTTACGCACAGAACTTGGTCTACCACAAAGACGCTATCACGTTTGCTACCGCTGACTTGTTGATGCCTCAAGGTGTTGACATGGCTGCGCGTGCGGTTCATAACGGTATCAGCTTGCGCGTTGTTCGTCAGTACGACATCAACAACGACCGTATGCCTTGCCGTATTGACGTTTTGTATGGCTTCAGCACCATTCGTCCACAGATGGCCTGCCGCATCTGGGGTTAATTAATTCTTTCTAAAGGATATTTATCATGGCTTTTCCTAATGGCGCAGGCGGTTACCAAATTGGTGACGGCAATCTGGCAGAAATTCAGCTAAACACCCAAACCACCCCAGCAACGGCAACTGTCACGGCAACGCTGACAACTGCCCAACTGCTGAACGGTATTATTTTGGGCACACCCACCACAACCGCAGCGGCTTACACACTGCCTTTGGCTACTGATGTGGACGCAGTTGTGTCCAGCGCCAAAGTCAATAGCAGCTTTGATTTTGTGGTGGTTAATACCAACGGTTCCGGCGGCGGCGTGATTACCATCACGACCAACACCGGTTGGACGATTGGTTCGTCAGGCTCACAAGGCTTGATGACCGTCACCACAGCGGGCACTGCTCAAACCTATCGCGCAGTGAAATCTGGCGACGGCGCTTGGGCTTTGTACCGCGTGGCCTAAACCTAATGGGGGCTTCGGCCCCTATTTTATAAAGAAACAATCATGCCAAATACCAAATCAATCGGTGTCGCTTTTGAAGACCAGCAGCTTGACGGCGCGGTAATGGGTAAGTCAGGTGGTACTGCCGGATTTTTCGGTGCTACCCCTACTAACCAACTCGCGGCGTTAACTTCGTTGAACTTCTCAACGCTCACTACCGCTACTGTTGGCGCTTTGACTACCTCGCAGATTTCTGCCCTGCAAACTAATGTCAATGGCATTATTACAGGTCTGAAATCTTTGGGGATCATGGCTTCGTAAACAAAAGGGAGGGGGGCCACAAGCCCCCTTTTCAGTATGGAAATTTACCTCGCTCACCCCGTTCATGGCCGCAAAGTGGCGACTATGGAACTTGAAGCCGAATACGATGAAAAAAACGGCTGGACACGATATACTCAGGATACGCCCCAAGTCAATGAGGCGGCTCCTGTTAATGCGCTGGAAGTAAAGCGCAAATACATACGCAAAGCTATAGCCGAAGGAGCCTAGTCATGGCGACATACACCGCTGGCGATCAGATTAACCGAGCCCTTCGATTGCTTGGCGTGCTGGCTGAAGGCGAAACTACTTCTGCTTCAGTGTCTCAAGACTCCTTGACCGCGCTAAACCAGATGATTGATAGCTGGAACACTGAACGGCTGTCGGTGTTCAGCACCCAAGATCAGGTGTTTACTTGGCCCGCTGGTTTTATTAACCGCACCCTTGGCCCAACAGGCGACTTTGTAGGCAACCGCCCAATTCTGCTGGATGACGCAACCTACTACCGCGACCCGGGCACCAACGTCAGCTTCGGCATAAAAATGATTAACCAGCAGCAGTACGACGGTATTGCTGTTAAGACGGTTACGTCTACCTACCCGCAAGTGCTGTTTATTAACATGACATATCCTGATGTGGATATGTACATCTATCCCAAGCCCACACGGGACTTGGAGTGGCACTTTATCAGCGTTGAAGAGTTGACCCAACCCGCCGACTTGGCGACCAACATTTTGTTTCCCCCTGGTTACCTACGCGCCTTCACCTACAACTTGGCTTGTGAGATCGCGCCTGAGTTTGGCGTAGAGCCCAGCCCCCAAGTGCAGCGCATTGCTATGACCAGCAAACGCAATCTGAAACGCATCAACAACCCTGACGATGTGATGTCTATGCCTTACGCCATTGTGGCGACTCGTCAACGCTTTAACATTTACGCAGGAAACTACTAACATGGCAACTATCGCAATCTCATCTCTCCCCGTCGCAACTGCGGCTGCCGTTGGTGATGTCTTGCCAATTGTGCAAGGCGGCACAACTAAACAGGTCACTAACGCACTGCTGTTTACCAATGCAACATTGGTTGCGCCTGCGCTGGGCACTGTTGCAAGTGGCAACATCAGTGCTTGTACCAGTACAAGTATGGTTATGGTTACGCCAGTATTGGGTACGCCAACAAGCGGTAATTTGTCAAATTGCACTAGCACTAGCATGGTTATGGTGACACCAGTAATCGGTGCAGCTACAGGCACAAGCCTAGCGGTAACTGGTGCAGTCACTTCATCTGGCACGGCTGGCGTAGGCTACGCCACAGGCGCTGGCGGTGCTGTAACTCAAATAACCAGCCGCACCACAGGAGTGACGCTGAACAAGACAACCGGGTCTATCACTTTGGTGAGTTCAGCAGGATCACCTACTCTTGCATCTTTTACAGTTACAAATAACACAGTTGCCGCAACCGATGTAATTATTATCAATCAAAAATCAGGCACTGATTTATATGAAATAGCCATTACAGCAGTGGCAGCAGGTAGTTTCCAAGTTTCATTTTTTTCACTTGTTGGTACAACAACTGAGCAACCGGTTTTTAACTTTGCAGTTATCAAAGCAGTTGCGGCTTAATGAAAATTTGAATGCTGGCAACTATTTATTAAATGGTACAAGCGTCATGAAATTTGCGTTTTGCGTTCAAGTAGGCTTGATGCGCTTCCTCAGGTGTTTTGCATGAAGACGCCTATATTGGGCAGCACCTATGTAGCACGCAGCGTCAATGCTGCGGATGCCCGCATGGTTAACCTGTTCCCCGAGATCGTGCCCGAGGCAGGCAAGGAACCAGGCTTTCTAAACCGAGCGCCAGGCTTGAGCTTACTTTCAACGGTAGGCACCGGCCCGATCCGTGGCCTGTGGGCGTTCTCATCCAACGACACCACGGCCTTTGTGGTGTCGGGCACCGAGTTGTACAAGATTACCACCTCGTATGCAGCCACACTGCTTGGCACGGTAGCTGGCACCGGCCCTGTCAGTTTGGCCGACAATGGCGCGGTTCTCATAATTGCGGCAAATGGGCCAACGTACACATATCTAAATTTGCCGGGCGATCCGTTAGATGGTGATTTCCGTCAACTAACTGAAGTAGATTTTCCTGGCGCGGCGACTGTTTGCTACTTAGATGGATATTTTGTATTCAACCAACCAAACAGTCAGTTCATGTCTGTAATTTCAACAATTACAGGCGCAGGATATATTTATCCGTTGGTTTACGATCCATTAGAAGTTGCCAGTACCCTTGCATCACCTGATGGCCTGCTTGCCGTGGTATCCAATTTTCGTGAGGTGTGGGCCTTTGGCACAAACTCGATTGAGGTCTGGTACGACTCTGGCGCTACAGACTTCCCTTTGCAACGCATCCAAGGCGCGTTTAACGAGTTAGGCTGCGCTGCCCCTTACTCCATAGCCAAGATGGACAACGGCATTTTTTGGCTTGGCCGTGACCGCCGTGGTCAAGGTATTGTCTACCGCGCTAATGGCTATTCGGGTGTTCGCATTTCTACCCATGCTGTTGAATGGCAGATTCAGCAATATGCTGACCTGACGGACGCTATTGCGTACACATACCAACAAGACGGCCACAGCTTTTATGTGCTGATTTTTCCTAGCGCTAACACCAGTTGGGTCTATGACGCGGCAACGCAAGCCTGGCATGAGCGTGCAGGCTTTGACAATGGTCAGTTTACCCGTCACCGCAGTAACTGCCAAATGGCGTTCAACAACAAAATCGTTGTTGGCGACTTTGAGAACGGCAACATCTATGCGTTTGACTTGGACGATTATTCGGACAATGGCAGCATTCAAAAGTGGCTGCGCTCATGGCGGGCGCTTCCAACCGGCCAAAACAATTTGAAGCGCACGGCGCATCACAGTTTGCAACTGGATTGCGAAACAGGTGTGGGACTCAATCTGTACCCTGGGTATGACAGCGAAAATATTGACACTGAGTCAGGGTTAGACCTTGTAGCTGAATACGTACAAACGTTTTTAGCAACGCAATCAGGTGATACTTTAACTACCGAGGCTGGGGACGGTTTTCAGCCTTTAGGTCAATACGAACTGTCGGATACCGATATTAGCGGGTACAACTTAGTGACCACAGCTTATCCGGCTGCACCAGGCTACGACCCTGAAGTCATGCTGCGCTGGTCAGATGATGGCGGTCATACTTGGAGCAACGAACATTGGTCACCAGTTGGCAAAATTGGTGCGTATGGTCACCGAACCTTTTGGCGTCGGCTGGGCATGACTTTGAAATTGCGCGATAGGGTCTATGAATTGTCTGGCACTGACCCCGTAAAAATTACAATCATGGGCGCTGAACTTATTTTGAGTCCAACAAATGCCTAGCCCTAACGCTACGCCAACACCAATCACGCCACCGCGAGTGCCGTTGGTTGACCCTCGCACGGGCTTGATTGATCGCGCTTGGTACTTGTTTTTCTTGTCGCTCAACAACATTGCGTCTAATGTTGTTGATAATGTCAATGTTGGCACTGATACTGACTCTTTGCTTGCGTCCTACGATGCGGCGCTTCGCTCGGTCAATCAAGAATTGCAAACGCTGCCGCCAGTAGTCACTTTGCAAGCACCTGACGTATTGGGCGACTCATCTGCCTTAGAGTCCCAAGTAGCCGAAATGCAAAAGCAGATTCAAGGCTTGCAGCTTACCCCGCCACCAAGGGAATTCAAGCGCAGCCGGTATGGGTCGTTTTACGACACCACCACACAGACAGCCACGGTTATCAACACGGCCCAAGCCATCACATTTAACACAACAGATTTAAGCCAAGGTGTGGTTTTAGCCACAATTTCACGGGTGCAAGTAGACACCGAAGGCATTTATGATTTTCAAACATCAATTCAACTTGATAAAACCACTGGCGGTACGGCAATCTTTGATCTGTGGTTTCGCTTAAATGGTGTTGATGTAGCAGACAGCGCCAGTAGAATAAGAATTCAAGGCAACAACGCTGAGATTTTTTCGTCACTAAATTATTTTTTTGATCTCAAATCAAATGACTATGTTGAATTAATGTTCTCGGTTACTGATCTTGGTGTTGAAATTACTGCTTTTGCTGCCGCTGCCCCTGTTCCAGGCATCCCATCCATAATCTTGACAGTCTCAAATAACATCGGAGGTTTCCAATGACCGTATCAGTAAAAGTCCTTGTAGCCGCAAAGTTTGCCGAAAGCTCGCAAACAACCCAGTACACCGCAACTGGCGTCACGGCCATCATTGACAAGTTCACCGCGACTAACATCACTGCCACAGCAGCTACGATTAGCGTCAACTTGGTTACCTCGGCTGGGTCTTCGGGTAACACCAACTTGATTACCAAGACCAAGACGCTTCAGGCTTCTGAGGTCTACACCTTCCCTGAACTAGTAGGCCAAGTGCTTGGTGTTGGCGATTTCATCAGTACCATTGCTGGCACTGCCAGCGCAATTAACATCCGCGTTTCTGGGCGTGAGGTGACTTGATGCCCGTCATGCCTGAAGAATGGCAGATAGCCAATCAAGAAAACAGCAAACGCTGGTTTTTGGGGGATCAAGACGCCATTGACTTTGTAAATCGGTTTTTTGACGCCGTAGAGTTGTGGGACGACTTAATTGACAAAGACGTTGAAATTACTGACAACCATATCAATCGCGTGTTTACGTCCTTGATGTTTGCGCTCCCAGGCAACCCTTGGTTTGTGGCAAAGTATACTTACTACCAACCATTGATTATGGCGTCCATAAATGGTTTTCACGATGCCAATGAGATGTGCAACAGTGACGAAAAGCGTTTTCGTAGCCTTGCGTTTCACACCCGAAACTTTGGTATTGAGATAATTATTGCCACTGCATTTTTGTTAGGTGGGTACGACCACATGAGAAAAGTATCCCGCGAAATACGCGAATTTTACGCTTTTGAGGAGTTTAACGATGCCTAATCCAGTTGTAGGAGTAACCGCCGGAGCGTCACTACTTGGCGGCGCAATGTCCGCCCGTGGCGCTAGTCAAGCCGCCGAAACGCAAGCTGGCGCCGCTGATCGCAGTGCCGCGCTTCAAAAGGAAATGTTTGACTTGCAGATGAAAGGGCAAGAGCCATTTCGCCAAGCTGGTCTTACAGGCCAGAATCGGTTAATGGAATTGCTAGGTCTTGGCGGCGACACTGGCGCGGCGGGGTACGGCAAGTACGGTAGAGACTTTAGCATGGCCGATTACCAAGCAGACCCAGGCTACGCATTTCGTTTAAGTGAAGGTCAGAAAGCACTTGATCGCCAAGCCGCCGCAAGGGGCGGTCTGATCTCCGGCGGGGCTTTGAAGGCCGCAACGCGCTACGGTCAAGACATGGGTTCGCAAGAGTACCAAAACGCCTTTAATCGCTACCAGACAAGTCGCGCAAACCAACTACAACCATTGGGCAACTTAATGTCTATGGGGCAGTCTGCGGCGTCTAATCAGGGCACAGCAGCGGGGAATTACGGCACCAATGCTGGACAAGCGTACATGGCTGGGGGGCAAGCAATGGGTGCAGGCCAGCTAGGTTTTGGCAATACGATAAACAATATGCTAGGCACAATGGCAAGTTCGTACCAAAATCAACAAAACTTTACTGACTTTTTAAACCGACAACGAGGCTATGGCACATCAAGTGGTCAAGGCGCCGAGCCATCTATGCCTGGTTTACGAGCCACTGATTTTAATTGAGGATAAAACATGGCCGATCTAAACGCACTCATTGCCCAAGGCGCTCAATTTCAAGCGCCGCCTGACCCGTTTGTTCAATACGGGAGGATGCAACAGTTGCAGCAGGGCCAGCAAGCTAACGCACTGAACCAGATGAAGATGGAAGAGATGCAAGCGGCAACGGCAGAACGCAACGCTTTGCGTGGTCTTGACCCAGCTTCGGCTGACTATGAAAATCAATTGTTTAGGGTAAATCCACAGATTGGTATTGCATACCGTAAGGAACGTACTGCTTCTGACGCGCAACAAGCAACGCAAAAAGCACGACAAGCAGAAGCCCTCAAAACTAATTTAGCCAACCATCGTTCGTTTTTGGTTGGTGTTAACGACCAACCTTCGTATGATGCTTGGAGGGCTTTAACTACCAAAAATATACCTGAGTTAGCCGATATGCTCCCCGCCGCGTTTTCAGAAAACGCAAAAAATACTTTGCTACAAACAGCAGATGACATCAGCAAAAGATTGACGGCTGCGCCTGCGCTTTCAAATTTGGCTAAGTTACGGGCTGAAAAAGCTGCTTTGCCTCCAGGCGACCCAGGCCATGCAGCATACGATGCAGCAATTGCAAAAGAATCGCAGTTTGCGCCAACTCCGCTAAGTGACACGGCAAGATTGATTAAAGAACGCGACGCATTGCCACCTGGCGATCCAAACCGTGCTTTGTATAACCGACAGATTAGAGACTTAGGCGCAACCGCGCAAAATGCCCGTGATCGTTTGGCATTTGACCGAGAAAAATTAGCGTACGAAAGAGCTAACCCTGGTTATGAACTTAAAGAAATTTTACAACCTGATAATACAACTCAAGTTGTTGCTGTAAATAAAAAGACATTGCAAGCTGTACCAGTAATGATGGCCGGCGCACCAGGTGCAGCCCCAGCCGGTGCAGGCCGCGGCGCCGAGGGCGTGACTGGTGGCCAAGTTGGGCCTGGTACGCCGTTAGTGGGTTCTGCCAAGGCAGGGGCGCTTACTGAGGCCCAGGGTAATGCAGCTTTGTTTGGAAGCGCAATGGCGCAAGCTCAAGGTGTGCTTGACCAAGTTGAAAAACGAGGAACAAGAACTGGCCCCGTTACTACGTCACTTGCCCAAGGCATTGTTAAATATGTACCGCTTGGCGTTGGAGATAAATTAGTTGGTGACGTTTATGCTTTAGCAATGCAAGACCCAACTAAATTGTTTGGCCCTGACGTTGACCAACAAAAACTAGGTCAAGCACAATTGGCGTTTTCAATTGCTTATTTGCGTAAAACGTCTGGCGCTGCTTTTGGGCCATCTGAATTAGCCAATACCGTAAATGAATTTTTCCCACAAATTGGGGAAGATGCAAGCGTTACCAAACAAAAATCAGAGGCAAGAAAACGTGCAATTAAAGGCATGAAAATTAGCGCTGGAAAAGAAGGTAGTAAATTTATTGAGGAATATGAAGCACCAGGTGCAGCCGGTGGTGAGTGGAAGGTGGTTAAATAATGGCAACTCAAATCTATAAGGTGCGCGACCCTAGCGGTGCTATCCGCGAGATTGAAGGGCCAGCGGGTGCAACAGATGATCAAGTTATTGCAAAAGCTAAAGAACTATTTAACAAAGCTATTCCCTTATCCGGCGCAAGCCTAATCCCAGACAGTATGCCATTTTCGCCGCAACGCGAAGTGTCTTTGCGTGACAGGCTTATGGGCATTGTTGAAACGCCAGCAATCGTAGCCGGCGAAGTAGGCAAAGCAATTGCAACGCCCTTGGCTCGGATGTACGGTGAGGCTTATGGCGGCCAGGGAACTCCACAAGGCAAGGCAATGGGCGAATCTGCCGCTAAAACGGTAGCAGCACAGTTCTACCAGCCCCGCACTACTACCGGCCCAGAATTGGTTAGCCAAGCCGCTAACTTTTTAGGTGCAATACCGCCAACGCCTTTGACTAGCGCAGGCACTGCACTTAGCACTTTAACCGGCCCTGCTGTAAACCAGTTGCGGCCTATTGTTACTCAAGCAGTAGCGCCTGCAAAAAATTTATTGGTTTCTGCATTGCAACGTGAGCCTGCTGCCGTCATGCCTGGTATGGGCGCTGCTGAAACGTCGGCGGCTGCTTTGCGCCAAGAACGGGCATTGAGTCAAAACATTCGACTAACTAAAGGAGAACAAGCACCAGAGCTTGGCTTGCAGCAATTTGAGTCTGATATTGTTAAGAAAAATCCAGAACTTGGTCAACCTTTAATTGAATTTAAGGCAGGACAAAAACAAGACATTATTGACCGAATTGAAATATTGGCAGGAGAAACTGGTGCTCAATATGCTGATCCAGCAAATGCTAGAGCAGTAGGCGATATTGTTGACAAAGCCGTAGTTAATGAATTTGAAAAAAAATTTAAAGCCTACAAAGCAAAATATAACATTGCAGACAATGCTGGTGAAACTTTGCAAGAAGTGCCGTATAAAGACATTATTGATTTTATAGAGCAAAAAACACCAACTATGAGGCAAAAACTTGATCCAATTTTGGACTCTGTAGCTGAATCATTAAAGATGAATGATCCAACTAACAAAGGCACAATTTCAATTCGAGCATTAGAAGATATATTTCAAGAAGTTGGTCAAGTCAAAGGTTCTCCAAATGCCAAAGATTTAAAAAGTTTAATTGACCAAGCTACTGAAGGTGCTGGCGGTGATCTGTATCGTCAATCGCGTACAGCGCGTAGACAATTGGCTAATGAATTTGATAACAACTATCGTGTCGCCAAATTACTTGACACTAAGGGTAAGTATGCTGACCGCGCAGTGGCGCTTGATGATGTATTTAAGCACGTTGTTTTGGACGGTAGTTTGGAAGAAATGCGAACCGTCACCAAGCTATTAAAAAAGGCTGGCCCAGAAGGTCAGCAAGCCTATAAAGAATTGCAAGGCCAAACAATTGAGCACCTTAAAGATATATTAATGAAAGGAGAAGGTGAGTTAAAACCAAACAGTGAATTATCATTTGCTAAATTTAAAAGTGCAATCGATTCTTTGGATCGTGAAGGCAAACTAGAATATATGTATGGCAAAGTTGGCCGCGATAAATTGATGAATTTAAGGGCAACTGTGCAAGATGCTTTGGTTAAAGACCCAAGGGCAGTCAATTGGTCAAATTCTGGCAATGTTGTTTTGCGTGGGCTTGATACATTGGTTGCACTTCGTTTCCCTGGCGCAGGAAAAGCGGCAGAAATTGCCCAAAACCTTATGCTTAAAAAGAAGGTTGCCGAGTCAGTCAACTTTAACGCTTTGGCCCCCAGCAAGGCATCAGCAAACAAATTGGCGCCATGATGGATCAGCAAACAATCAACCTCATCTTGGGCGCGTGCATGGCCGTGGCCGGATGGTTTGCGCGTGAGTTGTGGACAGCAGTGCAAGACCTGAAAAACGACTTGTCCAAGCTGCCTACAATTTATGTTGCCCGTCAGGACTACAAGGACGATATGCGGGGAGTCAAAGAAATGCTGGGCAAGATTTTTGACAAACTGGATAACAAAGTAGACAAATGATTAATGCGCCGAACTATACTTTTTTTGGCACTGGTCACGGTATCAGTCGCCCAGGACAAGCTGATTTTGAACGCGCAGCCGCCACCAAAGCCCAAGCCGCCACCCAAGCAGCCAAGCTGCGCGGTGCAAGAGTTGTACGCCATAGCCTGGTCAACACACAATCCGGCAGAGCGCCACAAAGCCATGCTAGAGTGGCTGGATAAATCAAAATGCAGTTCGGACGATTACGTGATTATTTGGAA